AGGACTTGGGCTTCTTCAGGGGAAATATAGGCAAGCATGTGCCCCTCTGGAGCTTTTGCTTTCAAAAGCGCAGCTATCTTGCGTACATCTGTACCCATTCTGGTGAGGTTTTTAATTGCTGTAGCCATGTTAAATTCCTAGCCCTTCTCTTAAAGATTCTTGATTCCACACATCTTCAGGTTTCTTACCCGTCTCTTGGCCTGGTATCTCACCTGCTGGTATATATTGAGATACTGCGGGAGTCAAGGGATTGGCAAACTGGCCTTGAATTGTGGGTAACGCTGCCTTAATTGTAGGCGGTTTCACAACACTTGTGGTTACAGTGATAGGTGTAATGTCAGGCGGTACTTCATCTGGATGTGTGGTATCGGGTGTTGTAACAGGCCCTAAAACCTCTGGAGTTGTCACTGCGGGAGTACCCGTGCCTTTTCCCCCTGGCCCAGATGTTGTGCCTGTAGACGGACCTGTGGACGGCCCCGTAGACGGGCCTTCAGTTGGTCCTGTAGAAGGAGTTGTTGCTGGGCCTGTTGTAGTTCCGTCTGTTGGACCTGTGCCCGTACCGCCAGGTGTGCCCCCAGGCGCAGGACCAGGTTGACCAGGCTGACCTCCAGGCCCTGCTGTTTGTGTACCGCCTGGTGTGCCTGTAGATGGACCACCCGTGCTTTTTCCACCTGTTGTTGTGGATACAGAAATATCACCTGGTATAACAGCCTGTCCACCAGGAGCAGAAGGGGTTAAAACGCTTGACCCAACAGTAGGTCCACCCGCAGCACTGGTAGTGGTTGGTGAGGTTGTTTTGCTATCTTCTGGTGTTGCACTGGCTGCACCTCCTCCACTGGGCGTTGTGCTAGGTGTAGGAGTTGCTGTTGTGGATGGCGCAGGAGTTGTTGAGGTTACAGGGGTAACTGGTTTAGTAGGCGTAGTGGGTATTTGCGCCACTGCTTTTGAAAGATTGGCTTGTATATTGGAGTCTGGAAATGTAGTATTTTTTATAATATCAGCTATAGATTGCTTAGTAGCCGTATCTATACCCAATATACCTTTACCCACACCAGCTCCTGTAGCTCCACCGCTAATCAACGTGGTGTAAATGGCATAGGGGTCATCAGTACCCAAACCTAAAATACCGCCAATTTCTTGTAGCGCACTGGTCACAGATGAGGGCGTGTTGGCTGGTAATGTTGTGCCTGGTTGCGTAGTGACATCTGTGCCTGTGGGTGTACCTGTCACCGCACCAGGCGTGGGAGTCAACGTGCCAATATTTGGATTTACTACAGAACCAACGGTTAAGTCCGATGTTGTCTGTAGCGTATAAGAATTACCTTGACTATCTGTAACTTGATAGAAATTTGTCATGGGTTGACCAGGAACACCCACACCCCCTGAAGATTTAACGACTGTCAGTCCCGCAGGAGTTGTTGCTGAGGGTGTTGGCGTAACAGCACTGGATGTTGGGTCGGTAAAGCTACCATCTGCATTTTTATAGTGAATATTGCCATCTCTGTCAGTTGCATAAGTGCCATCTGCGCTGAGTGTCCACTGGCCTGTGGCTATTAAGTTTTGTGCGTCTTGAGAAGCAGTAGCAAGTTTAGTCGGTGGTGTAGGCGTGGGTTCAACAGTAGGAGAATCGTCTCTTACACCTTTGCCACCAACAGCAGGAGCTTGTGCGTACACACTGCCATCTGCGTTGTAAGTAATGCTTGTTTTGGGGTCAAAAAATGTCTGTTTACCATCAGCCGTGGTTGTGGGTATCATGTTATCAAAATTGCGAGTTACCGCATTCTGAGACGCTTGCGTACCACCCAAAGACCCAGCACCAGCAGCCGCACCTGACACGACATTGCCTGTCGCAGCCGTAGTTGCTATAGTTCTACCCACTGCTTGTGCTGTTGATGGAGACACGCCTTGACCCTGCAAACTGTCTCCTATGAGCGTTCCACCGCCAGCAGCAACCGCATTTGTCAACAAATCCTGTGCCGTACCACCTTTGGCAGCAGTTGCAATAACACTACCTGCCACGTTGTTGACCACGTTGGCTAACGTAGGATTGGTCTTAATAGAGTCAGATAAATTGCCCAAATCCACTTGACTCATTACGCCAGAGGCAATAAGACTAGGTGCAGCACTGGCAATGGCTTGGTCTAGCGTCTGACCCTGAGCAATACCCGTGCCTACGGCAGCCAAAGCAGTGCCCACAGACGCAGATGTTGCTATACCAGCCGTTGTTAAACTTGATGCAATAGCTTCACCTGCAATAGGTAAAGCATAGGCCAAGCCTATAGACACAGCGTCTTGTAATAGGTTTGTGCTCCAATTATTGCCACCACCCGCAGCGTTGATAGCCGTACCCGTCACATCCAGATAGGCTTGATTACCAGCCTCATCTAGCTGACCAGGTATGGCTTGCATCACGTGACCTGTATATTGATTGACATACGTGTCAGGTGTTGCAGCAGGAGTCGGTGTAGGCGTGGGTGTAGGTGTGGGTGTAGGTGTGGGTGTAGGTGTGGGTGTAGGTGTGGGAGCTGGTGTTGTATCTACTGGAGGAGGAGCTACAGAAGCGTTGTTGAAATAGTTGGTAACAGCACCAACGTCAACATTCATGGCACTGGCAATGTCACTAGAGGACACGCCATACTGTGCAGCCGCATCTGCAATTGCTTGAGGGTTATCCAGATTGGCTGCTACAAAGTCAGCAATCTGCTGTTTAGTTACGGTTGCCATTAACTTGATACTCCCAATGCTGCTTGTATTTGCTGATGAATGGTCAAGTGCACCCCTAACCAGTCATAAAAGTCTTCCTCTACATTCCAGTCACTATCAAGCAACTGAAACGGATTGTCAAGATTCAGAACACTGGCTAACCTTTCATGCTCCTGATTGTGCACAAACAACCAGTCATCAAGGTTCTTGGTATCCGCATCTATCAACGGATATTTCTGCACAAGTATTCCTTGGTCAGCAAGAATCTCGTAAAACAACTGATGCTGAACACCGTTCTCAAACAAGAACCTTCCTAAACCCTCTGTATCTCCAAACTCAACATAAGACAAATCATCGTTATTCATTTATCCGCTTTGTCATCTAACTTGTTGAAAATCTGTTTACAAATGTCTTTAATCTCGTCTATGTCTCTGTGATAGTCTTCTTTTGTGACATAGTTTTTGGGCATGTCTCTCACATCACTGTCTAGGCGTTCTATAGCCTTGGTGATGTTGTTGAGTATCCAACCACCCATAAAGGCAGATAGACCGATGATGATGTCAAAGACTTGCTGTGTATCCATGTTCACACCGCATAATAAGGAACTTTGACTACAGTGCCATTCAAGTCAACCTCTAGAAAGCCCAAAGGCTGTAGAGGCAGACTAGCAGTACCGTAAGTAGCGGTAGAAGACACAGTAGCTGTAATATTTGTTGTTTGCACATTGATAGTCCCACCTGTAATACTCACGTTTGAACTGACGATTGTGGCATTGTTCAGCGTCAAATTGCCTACACTGGTAGCCGTACCACCCAAAGCAATAGTCGTGTTTCCTAGGGTAATGCTACTGTTGGCTAACCCACTATTGGGTATAGTTGCGTTAATCTGACTAGGTGCAATGCTGATAGAGACATTAGATGCAGAAGTCACTTGACCCTGAGCATTGACAGTCACTTGAGGCACTGCACTGGCTGAGCCATAAGTGGCAGCAGTAACACCTGTCGTGGCTATAGAAATAGTTCCAGAAGCCGTTATAGGCCCACCTGTAAGCCCTGTACCCGTGGCTACAGAGGTGACTGTGCCGTTATACGGGTTGTTAATAGTGACATTGCCTGTAAGAGCACCACCTCCTGTGAGGTTAGTTCCTGCAATGATGTTGACAGTATTGGGTACTGCACCTGAGACATTGGCTACAGGAATGGTTGTAGAGGCCGTCACAGGGCTGTTATTGTTGGCATACATGTAACCCGTGAGACTGGTCACGGTGATGGTTACAAAAGCCTCAGATGTGCCACCCTCTACCTTTTGCCAAGTAGAACCGTTGAAGACTGCCCAGTCACCTACTGACCATAATGCAATACCATCAAGGTTAGTAGTACCAGCAACAGAAACAACATAGTAGTTTCCTTTTGTGCCAACAGAAGAGGTTAGTGTAGGCGTGTTTGTACTAGCATTCCAAGAACCTTGGTATACCAGAGCACCTAAACCAAAACTGCTGACTGTCTTTAACATTAAGACCCATCTCCTGGGGTTATGTACACATTAGCACTGGATGAGCCTGTGATGCCTGTGAAGTAGGCATTGGGGGTAAATGTCAGTATCTCATCTGTGCCAGGTAGCAAGGGTATAGCTCCACCTGTTGTAGAGATGACTGCGGCATTAGATGTGGCATTGGTAGATGTGCTGCCTATTCCTAGATAGACAAGCACAGTACCACTGTTGAGGATACGGTACTGATTACCGCCTAGAGTGCTAGATGGTACTTGTACGGGTGTGGGTGCGGTGGTCGCAGCAGCAAAGACAACGGTGTTGCCAGAGGGTGTGAATGGCGCATTTACACTCATTGTTGATGTTCCACGGGAGCTGGTGGAGTGGCTTGTTTCTGTATCTCGGCTATAAGCTGAGCCACTTCATTGTATGGTCTGGTAGACAAATACTGAAGAATGACATTAACAAGTTGAGTTTGTAGAGTTACTGTTTCCATTTTTATGCTCCTTGTGTTGTCCAGGGAAGGGGAGGTGTCACCACAGTAGGATTGATCTGTGCGTTAATCATGCCATCCAATGCGGTTTGTGTGCCTGTTTCTGATACACCCGCGCCCCAAATCCAATTAAGCACATCTTGTTGCGTTAGGCTTGCAAACGGGGTAAAAGGTGACCCAGCGGTGTAAGTCAAAGATTGTGTGCTGTATATAGTTGCTGTATAAGGCACAGTCTGACCATTGACAACGTGCGTTTGGTCTGATGTTGCATTGCAACGCCAGTGAACTGTAAAGACTACGTCTGTTTGTGATTCGTATGTGGGATAGCAGTCCATCTGCTCCACAATCCAGTTGTAAGTGCTTGCCATTATTTATTCTCCAAAGTTGATATGCGTTTTCTAAGTGATTGAATTTCAGCAACAAGGTCAGCAATTACTTCAGATGTTGCGGCTTGCATTTGCTGATAAATTGGTTTTCCATCAGCATCTACACCATCTTTAGTTCCTGTAACGCTGTTTGAATATACTTCTTGAAATTCATGCGCTAAGAAACCACGGGCTTTTTGTCCATCTTTTGTCCATACATAATCAATTGGTTTAAGAGCATCAATTCGTTCCCCTTGACCAGACACAGGATTAGTAACAGTTTTTAAACGATAATCAGAAGTTGTGTTGTAAATAACTGCCGCTGTCGCTCCAACCCTTGCAATAGAACCAATATTGGCGTTTCCACCTGAATTAATGCCAAAAATAACAAATGTGCTACCACTTGCACCACTATTGTCAAATAGTTGCAAACCATTTTGACCTGAACCATATTGAAAACGGAATTGAGCGCCTGAGTCTGTTGATGTACAACCCACTAATAATCTACCACTAGTGTCTAGTGTCATTGCTTGGATAAAGGAAACATTGTTTCCTGCTGAACCTGATGCGGCTGTTGACCAAGCGTGAACCCCACTTTCATTTACATACAAACCAGCCAAATTGTTTGCTAAGTATTTCCAGTTTGTGCCATTGTAAAAAGCATTAGCAACAGTGTATGCACCACCATATGAACCCCAAGAAGCAAAAGAAGCACCGCCTTTAAGTTGCAAAGCAGTTTGTACTGGTGATGCCCAAGCACTAGGAGTAACTCCTAATCCTAAGTTAGTTCCATCAAACTGTAACGCAGACCCAGTAGCCAAAGCACTTGTAGAGCTTGCATACACCACACCATTGGCGGTGAATGATGTGAGTCCTGTGCCTCCGTTAGCTACGGGTAATGTGCCTGTGACTTGTGAAGTAAGATTGATAGTGCCCGACAACGCAGATGTTGGATAACCCGTGCAATTTGTTAACGTGCCAGAAGTAGGTGTACCCAATATGGGGGTAGTCATGGTAGGACTTGTAAGTGTCAGGCCAGCTACCGTAGTTGCCGTGCCACCTAAAGCAATACTCGTGCTACCTATGGTCACCGTGGTGTTGGTGAGCGAACTATTGGGGATATTTGTAAGTGTATTTGTGCTTCCACTGATACTCTTGTTGGTCAGCGTATCTGTGGTTGCTCTACCTACCAAAGTATCTGTACTTGTGGGCAGAGTCAATGTGCCTGTGTTGCTAATCGTGCTAATAACAGGAGATGTGAGAGTTAACCCTGCAACAGTAGTTGTAGTTGTCCCCAAAGTCAGGGCTGTAGACCCTAGTGTGATAGCAGTGGCAAAGTTACTATCCAACTGTGAAAGTGGAATAGCCGATGTTGCAGAGCCAAATGTATACGGAACAGCCATTTTAGAACCTCACTCTTAATTCATGTTCAAACTCGAATGTGTTAACCGTGAACGCAGCACTGTTGCTGGTCTGGGTTAACCCTAGATATTTACCATACTGCTGTGCATCTGATTTGTACAGATAATACCCGTTGCTTGTTACCCAAATTATCGTAGCAGACGCATTATTTGTCCAACCTATAGTCGTGCCTACATTGTTAATCCAAGACGCATTGGTAGAAAGCACGTAAACGGGGCTAGAACCGCTTTCTGAGTCTACAGTGATATAGAACGTGCCACCCTGAGTCAAAGTCGCTTCTACACCAAATTTCAGGGCTTGTTTAGTTCTGATACTGTCCCCCATAGGGTCCAGAGCAGTCTGAATATAAGACGCTATATTGGCTGACGGGTTGTTGTACAGCCTGTAAAGCGTGGTTGTAGCCACACCGTAGAGGCTTACAACACCTCCTACAGGTACAGAAGTCACATAATTGATACCGTTGCCTTGTGAGGTAATAAACCATCTCTTTTCAAAGAACACAGCTTGGATAAACCGACTGGGTGCAGGGCCTAGTGGGAAAGATGAATTAACGTAGAAGTTAAATGCAGCGCACAAAATGTTATTGAGGAGCACTTGCCCCCCAGTCACAGGCTGTGAGAAGTCAATATAGGGGAAAATACCGTCTAACGGGTCTGAAATCTTGGATGTTGTACTACCAACCAGGGCATAAATACCGTAGTCATTCATAAACAACAGGCTTCTGAAATACGGAAAGATAGCGTAAATACGCTTAGTACCCACAGAAGCCGACACATTGGTGTTGGTAAACAGAGTTGCCCCTGTAGAGGTAACCCTGACATCTGAAAAGACGTTAATCGAGTCATCACCAAAGATGTACAAGAAATTGTTGGCTGAATACAGAACCGTGATGTTTCCGTGCAGGGTTTCGTCTGTCAATGTCAGTGAGCCAGCACTTACTGACGTAAAGTCAAACGGGCTTGTAGAAGCTGAATAATAGACTGTACGCCCCACAGCCACCCAAGTACGCCCTGAAAACGTGGCTACATCCACAATTCCATCTGTGTTGGTAATGGCTATACCCGTGGCAGTTGTACCACCCATAGGTGCAGCACCAAAAGATACTGTGGTGCTGGCATCATAACCCGTGCCTGGGTTTGTCATAATCACTTGCGTGACAGAACCACCTGACAAAATAGCCGTGCCCGCAGCGTTTGTACCAGAACCTGTGATGGTCACAGCAGGTGCAGAAGTGTATCCAGAACCACCGCTTGTCACCAAAATAGCCACTGTGCCTGTGGCAAAAGTAATGAGAGAAGTGATGGCTACTGCGGTTGTTGTGATGTTAGAACCACCACCCGAAATAGTAACATTGGGGGGTGATGTGTAACCTAATCCTGCGTTGGTAAGGGTAATGCTGTTAAGAGAGCCCTGTACTAACGTGGCTGTAGCAGATGCTCCACCTGTACCTGAAAAACTGACACTTGGAGCTGAAATATAACCTGAACCAGGGTTTGTAACTGTTATTGCTGTAACTGCGCCACTGGTAATTGTCGCAACACCTTGAGCAGTTATACCGCCAGCCGTAGTTGGCGCACTAAATGTTATTGTTGGCAAAGTAGTGTATCCACTACCCCCAGCATTGATTGTCACAGAAGCCACGCCTCCCGCACCTGTGGTCACGGTAGCCACAGCAGTAGCTTGCACGCCATATCCTGATGTAGGTGCGTCTATCACCACATTGGGTGCTTCTGTATACCCTGCACCTGGCACAGTAATACCAATACTGCCCACACTACCAACAGGATTGAGGTGTGTTGCATCCCAAGCAAACAAACCTTTTTTGGGGTCACCTATCACCGCATACTGATTTTTGTACTGGCAATACGTCACTCCTGCATTGGAAAACGTACCTGTTGTAGCAATATTTCCTGCCGTGTTACCAGAACCTGAAGAGGTGATGCTGACATATTCTCCTCTACCGTCATTCTCAAATGCCAGTAAATAGTCTGTCAGGTTAATGTTGGTGGAGTAAAAAGACGCAACATTCGCACTGGTCACAATGTTGGCACTGCTATTGCTTGCAAATGTCAGGTTGTTTTGAGCAGCCACAATCTTGATATTGCCACTGCCTATAGGCTGAGCATTTTCCAGCCAACTGAACTCTTCTTTTTCAATAGCCGTGCGATTAGCCTTGGTATTTAAACCTTTGAAGGCTTTAATAATGGCATAGGACTTTTTCTGTTCTGCTGCTGCCATGTTTAGTACGGTGTTGAGTAGGGGTCAGGTATGCGTCTTGTAAAGGAGCTATTGAGAGCTGCCTGTACTTGTTGTTTGTATTGTTGCTGATATATCTCTGCTTCACCATAGCTCTGCTCTTTATACTTGGCTTTGTAAGCAGCGTAAAAGGCTACAGGTTGCGTGAATGGGTCGTTGATAGGGTCTACAGCATTGGGTGTGTTTTGAGACAA